GGCTTGTTCGTGGCACAAGGCACCGGGGGATCCGGTGGCGGCTCGCAGACCGGCGGTGCCGGTCGCGCAGCGAACCCCGGGCAGCAACTACTGCCCACAAGGGAACTGCTGAACCGTGGAAACTCCACTGCGTAGCGTCCGGGCTAGGCTGTCTGTCGGTGTTCTCGTGTGGGCCAACACACACACGAGAGAACCATGGCAGTCAGTCTGTATCAGTCTGCGCTGATCGCGCAGAACAACGGCGAGTTCAAGAAGGCGGGCATCCTGTCCACGTTTGCGGAGGCTTCGCCTCTGCTCGCGGCAATGCCGATGGTCTCCATCCAGGGCAACAGCTTCGCGTGGACGCGCGAGGCCGGCCTGGGCTCGGTCCAGTTCCGCGCGGTGAACGGCTCCTACACCGAGGGCGCTGGCACCGTCGAGACGCGCAGCGTCCCGCTCAAGATCATCGGCGGCGACCTCGACGTGGACCGCTACCTCGTCCAGACGCACGGCCAGGAGATCCGGTCGGCACATGAGACGATGAAGGCGAAGCTGCTCGCGCAGCGGATCGCCTACGAGATCGTCAAGGGCAGCGTCACCGCTGCGGGCGGCGCGACGGCGGACGTGAACGGCTTCGACGGCCTGCAGGTCCGCTACGGCGGCGGCTTCGGCGCGAACGCGGTCGTGGACGGCGGCGAGAACGCCGACCAGATCATCCAGAACAGCGGCGGCGCGGCGCTGTCGCTCAAGTCGCTGGACGAGGCCATCCAGGCCGTCGACAACCCGACGCACCTGCTGATGGCGAAGAAGACGAAGGTCAACATGACGGCCTTCCTGCGCAGCAGCGCGTCGATCTCGACCAGCCGCGACGAGTTCGGCCGCATCGTCACCAGCTACGCCGGCCTGCCGATCGTGGAAGCCGACATCCTCGGCACCAGCACCGGCCTTCAGGGCCTCGGCTTCAACGAGAACAACGACAGCTCGACCTCGATCTACGTCCTGTCGGCGTCGGACATGGGCCTCCAGATGGTCCAGAACGGCGGCATCGAGGTCCGCGACCTGGGCGAACAGGACAGCAAGCCCGTCTTCCGCACCCGCGTCGAGTGGTACTGCAACGTGGTGGACATCCACCCGCGCTGCGTCGCTCGTCTGTACGACATCAGCGACGCCACGGCGATCGCCTGAACCCAGGAGCACAAACATGGCACACCAGAACTTCAACCATCTGCTGGACGACTCGCTCCAGCTCAAGGCGGCTGCCCTCGTCGGCTCGACCGCCAACGGCTCGCTGGTCGTCGATCTCGGCCCCGGCTTCCACGCCTTCGACGTGGTCGTCGATTGGACGGCCTGCGAAGTCGCAGACGGCAACGAGGTCTACACCGTCGTCATCCAGGGCGCGACGGACTCGGCGATGACCACGCCCTACGAGCTGGTCAAGCAGAGCTTCGGTGACTCCAGCGTGAGCGGCGACGGCGTCGACACGCCTCCGGCCGGTCGCCTGGTCATCACCGGCAGCAACGTCCAGATCACCAGCGCCAGCGACGGCAACACCGTCGTCCCGCTGCGGTACATCCGCATCCGCACGATCGTCGCTGGCACGGTCGCCACGGGCTTCAACTACGCGGCGTGGCTGACGCTGCGGCAGAAGTGAACTCATGGCTTTCCTGGCCTACAACTTCCCGCTGGACCAGGCCGACAAGCTGACCGACACGATCACGCGCACCACCGCAGGCTCCACCGACGGAACCGTCGATGCCGCGGCGCGCGTGATCGACCTCGGTCTGCTGCCGCCGGCCTTCAACGTCAACACGACCAGCGTCTCGCCGTTCGCCAAGATGGCCGTCCTAGTCGATTGGACGACCTGCGATATCGCCGACGGCGACGAGGTCTACACGTGTGAGCTGCAGGGCTCAAACTCGACGGCCTTCACCAACGCCTACCGCCTCGGCGTGATGCAGCTCGGCAACGGCAACCTGATCGGCTACCCGGGCGCGTCGTTCGACACGATGCCCAACGGCCGTAGGGTCTTCTACTGCGACAACTGGATCCAGGCGACCGAGGGCGGCGCGACGGCTGCGGCCAACGCCTTCCACTACTGCACGGCGCGTTACGTGCGGTTCCGCCTGACGGCGGCTGGCACAACGCCAAGCGTCACGATCCAGGGCGCGTGGCTGATCAAGCGGTGACCAACCACCGGCGCAAGCCGGTCTTGCCCTGCCTGCCGTGGTAGCCACGGCGGCGGGGCCAACTCTTTCAGCATCCTATGGCAGTCACCGTCTACCCACAGCCCGTTCCTGCTGCCGGCTTCGCGCCATCGTTCCTGTTGGCGAGCAGCAAGTACATCGTGACGGCTGGGGCCGTCGGCGGTGCGCAGAGCGCCGCATTCACAATGCAGTGGGATGCAGTAGCTGAGACGGAGTGCGAATACTGGGACAGCGGCGGGAACGTCAGTTGCCATTGGACGACGATCGGCGCTGACGAGCCGGTCGACGTGCGGGTGCGCCTCGTCGCTGGGCCGATCTTTGAGGCAAAGGTGTACCCGGGAGGCGTCGCTACGCAGTCGATCGTCGACGGCGAGCTGCGGCTCGTCGTGCCAGCGAATAACCGCCTGCGCGTCGAGGTCAACGGAGACCGCCGCACGCCCGTGCATCTGTTCGTCAGCCGGCCCGAGATCGAGGAACCCATCGGCGCGGCGCAGTTCAACCCGGCCGCACCTGTCACGTCGGTCGCCGCCAACCAGGCGCTGACCTTCCCGTCTGGGTTCATCTACCTCATTGCGCCAGGTTTCGCGCTGAACGACGGCTGCACGCTCACGATCGAGGGCGGCGCGGTCGTCGTGTTTGACACGCCAGACGTGACAGGCGTTGCCACGGCAGGCGCGGCGACGACCATCACGGACAGCACACAGTCCTGGACCACCAACCAGTTCAGCGTCGCCGGCGCATGGGTGCGCATCACGGCAGGCACTGGCGCCGGTCAGATCCGGGAGATCGTCAGCAACACCTCCACGCAGATCACGGTGACGCCGGCCTGGACGACCAACCCCACTGCGGGTAGTGCGTTCTCGGTCATTGGCTACCGCCGCGCAGGCTTCGACATCACGAACCTGACGGCGGCCAACACTGGCGTGCGCATCCAGGGCCACGGCGTGCTGACCAGCCTGGCAGACTCCTCGAACGCGCAGCAGGACATCGGGTTTGAGACGCAGGTCAAGTACTGCGCCATCGCCACGGACTCGGCCCTGACGCCGCGCAACCTGCGTATCGAGGGGCCGACGTTTGTGCGCTGGCCCTTCTACTTGCAGCGCGCCGGTGCGCACTACCTGCGCAACGTCCAGTACCTGAACCCGTGGACGTTCAACAGCAACGCATTCAACCCTGGCAAGCAGTCGTTTGGAGATCCGCGTGGGACCGTAGTGGAGTGCTTCGGCTACACCGGCGACGACACATGCATCGTCGTCCAGAGCGGGCAGGTGAACGAGTACTACGGGACGTTCGCGGTAGCGGCGCGGGCCAACGCCTTCATCATCGACTATTTCGGCTTTCCTGTGAACGACTCGACGCAGGGCCGCATCGTCGACTGCCATGCGATGCAGCTCGGCGACGCCGATAGCGGGCAAGAGGGTGTTTACCCTCTCATGGGTGCGCAGTGCATCCTTGCGTGCTGGGTGGACCAGACCAACGCCAACGCAGCGAACGGCGTCTTCAACGTGCAAGTCAGCAACTTGAAGGTGTGGGGTCCGCTGTATTCCCGCCTGTGGTCTCTGGAAAATCGCACGTACCCCTTCGGTGGCGTGACGGCGAACAACGCTGCAGGCCAGATCTTCGACATGCAGTTCGACGGCATCACGTGCGAGTACGTGCCGGGGCAGGTGTCGCGCATCATCGGGCGCGACGCCGTCAGCACGCCGCACGACCTGACGTTCGCGAACATCACGCTCGGCGGAACGAAGCTTGACGCCGGCAACTACCAGCAGTTCGTCGAGGTCAACGCCTTCCCGTACAACCTGACCTGGGACGCTCCTGGCCTGGTCGTCGAGACGGGCACCGCGAGCGCGACGGCGACGGCGTACTGCTCGCTGGCGTTCGCCAACGCCTACCACGCCAGCTACGGCAACCCGTCGGCCTGGTCGTCGGCGACGGTGGCGACGCGCGAGGCCGCGATCCGCGAGGCCACGATGGCGCTCGACCTGCGCTACGGCGGTCGCTGGGTGGGCTATCGCTACTCGACGACGCAGGCCCTGGACTGGCCACGCGACTACGCCTACGACGCCGCCGGCGAGCTGATCGCCAGCGACGTGGTGCCGCTGCGGGTGCAGCAGGCGACGGCGGCGATGGCGCTGATGCACATCCAGGGCGTCACGATCAACCCGACCACGCGCACGACGGGCGACATCAAGTCCGAGTCGCTGTCCTCGGCGTCCGGCTCGTCCAAGTCCGTGACCTACGCCGGCACGAAGCCCGCCGAGACGCAGCTCGTTGAGGCGGAGCGGATGCTCGCCACGTCCGGCCTCATCAGCGGTTCCTCGAGCTGGGGCTGGATGGACCTGTGACGCTCGCCGACGAGTTCCTCGCGCTGGAGACGGAGCTGGCGGCGACGTTCGGCCAGGCCATCACCTTGGAGACGCGAACGGCGACGGGCTACGCGGCCAACGGCACGGTGACGCAGACGGTCACGTCCACGGCGTGGACTGCCGAGGGGCCGGTGCGCGACATCAACCGCTACGCCGCGCAGGGCATCGACCAGAGCATCACGGGCACGTTCTACCTTCCGGCGCAGGGCCTCGCCGTCGTGCCGGACAAGGGCGACCGCATCGTTGTTGGCCTCGACACCTCGAACCCGTACCAGATCATCGAGGTCGAGGAGTACCAGGTGGAGGGCGTCACGACCGCCTACCGCTGCGACTGCGGGAAGGTGATCGCGTGAGCAGCCCGCAGCAGTTCGTGGCGCGGCTCAACGACTGGGCCGACGAGAACCTGCGCCGCAAGCCGGTCGAGTTCCAGAAGCGCGTCTGCGCCGAGGCCATCCGGCAGCTCGTGCTCAACACGCCGGTCGGCAACGAAGAAGGCTGGGCAATGAACGCAGGGCGGCGCGCTCGCGGCCTACCGATCCTGCGCCGGCGCGGCTACCTCGGCGGCCACATGCGCCGCAACTGGCAGGCGTCCTTCAACGTGCCGGCGCGCGGCGAGCTGCCAGGCGTCGACCCGAACGGGACCAAGGTCGTGCAGGAGCTGATGGCCACCGTCGGCCAGCTCATGCAGCCGTCGCTGGTGTGGTTCTCGTGCCCTGTGCCGTACGGCCAGGTCATCGAGTTCGGCGGCCCTGGCAAGAAGCCGTGGAGCCGTCAGGCACCCAACGGCGTCGTCGGCCCGACGCTGGCCGTCCTGCGCCAGGTCTTCGGGGGCCTGCGATGAGTCAGGCCCAGACCATCGAGGCCGTGCGAGGCCGCTACATGGCCCAGGTGGCCACGCCGGGCGGCATCGACACCGTCTACGACAACGGCCCGGCCCTTGCCGGCGACCAGCCTGTGGCGCGCGTGACGGTCACGGTGCGCGAGGAGCGGCAGCTCACGCTCGGGCGCCCGCGCCGCTGGCGCACGGTCGGCGAGATGGAGGTACGCCTGCAGCAGCCGCGCGAGCGTGGCGACGCCGCCGTGCTGACGCTGGCCGAGACGGTGGTCGGTGCCTTCCGAGGCGTCGAGCTGTCCTCGCCGTTCCTCATCCGCTTCTTCCCACCGCCTACGGTGTCCGGTGCGCTGGACATTGAGGCGGCCACTGTGACGCGCGTGGTGCGCGTTCCTTTCCAGGCTGACTACACGATTTGACCATGGCCGACGGCTTCCGTACTCGCGTCTCCATCGTTGCCGAGGGCACCTTCGGCACGACTCCCGCCACTCCTGCGATGCTTCGGCTGCCGGTGACGGCTCACGCAATGGCCGACCGCGTGCCGCAGTCGCCGTCCAACGTCATCAACCAGACCCGCAACATCGAGGACATGGTCCGTGTCGGCCGCGGTGCGACGGGGTCGCTGACGTGCGAGCTGCGGCACTCGCCCAGCGGCGAGGGCCTGAGCGCGGCCATGTTCGCGCTGATGAGCAACTCGCTCGTGACGGCGACGGTGTCGGTTCCGAGCTGCACGACGACCACGGGTGCAAAGACCGTAACCCGTGGCTCGGGCAGCTTCTCCGGCGACGGCATCGCCGTCGGCGACATCATCCGGCTGTCAGGCGGACTCGCCGCCGACATGGGCTACCTGCGCGTGACCACCGTCGGCACGACCTCGCTGACCGTCGACCGCGTCGCCAACTTCACCGGCTCGCCCAGCAACGTGACCGTGACGCGCGGCGTGCGGGCGACCAACGCCCTGAGCGAGCAGAGCTTCACCGTCGAGGTCGCGCACCTGGACCTCCAGCGGGCGCACATCTACCGGGGCGTCGTGTTCAACTCGGCGTCGATCAACCTCGCCGTCAACCAGCTCGCCACCATCTCGTTCCAGTGCGAGGCCAAGGACAGCATCGTCACTGGCAACACGGGCACGACGGACGTTTTCATCGCCGGCGCGACCTACGCTGCCCCGACCTTCGCGCCGACGCTCGACCCGATCGGCGTGCAGGAGGTGCAGTTGTCGAACGCCAGCGGCGTCGGCCAGGACGTGCCTGCGCAGTCGGTGGCGCTGGCAATCAGCAACAACATCCGCCCGCGCGAGCAGCTTGCCGCGCTCGGCCCGGTCGGCATGCCGCGCGGCTTGTTCACGGCCTCGGCCAACCTGTCGGCCTACTTCGACACCCAGGACGACCAGACGACGTTCCTTGGCAACACGGCGACGGACTTCTGGCTGGCGACGGTGGACGCGAACAGCCGCGGATGGTCGTTCGCCATCCCGCAGGCCAAGATCACCGACCTGTCGGTGCCGGTGCAGGGTCCGGGCAGCGACATCTTCCGCACCATGACGGTCAGCGGCTACCGGTCGCAGGCCCAGGACTGCACGCTCCGGTTGCAGCGGTGGGACTGAGCCAGTAGCAAGGTCGCATGGACCTCAACACCTGCAAGCTCGACGCCGGCAAGCTGTCCGGCGGTGTCTGGTGGCTGCTGTCGCGGCAGCCGGACGGGACGCTGTCTGCCGTCGCCTCGCGCGGCGAGCACGAGGACAAGCCGGCGGTGCTCGTCTGCCCGATCGGCGTCGAGTACGAGCGCGCCCTTGAGGAGGCCCGGCGGCCCTACCTGCTGGAGATCCGGGACCGCCGGCTGTCGCCAGCCGATGAGCGGGCGATCCTCGCCCAGGCGGTCGCCCAGACGCTCTGGAAGGGCGCGCGCAACCTCACCGTGGGCGGTCAGCCGCTGGTGTACCGCGTCGCCGAGGCGGCGCAGATGCTGGCGCGGCCCGAGTGGACCAACCTGCTGGAGTGCATCCTTCGGATCGCGCAAGACCGCGCGGCCCTGCTCGCCGACGAGGAAGCCCGCGCCGCGGGAAACTGATTCAGGCCCTGCGATGGCAGCTCACACGCACCCACGACCCGACCAAGAAGGCCGCCGAGGCGGGCCTGCGGGAATGGCTG